AATGATCTCAGTAACCACCGCGGATTTAGTGCCAGGCCAGAACTGAAATCTGTTACTGGCCACACCCTCCGCAATGTCCTCAATAGTGTGTGTCCCTCCTGAGTATTCTAAAGCCGCTTCGATGTGTTTGCGCAGCGACCAAAACTCCTCCATCAGCGTTTCCCTGCGGTTGTCGTCTCCAGCCGCATCACCCCAACGCGCCAGTCGTCTAGCACGTTGCCTGTAACCTTCATCTTGACGGACCGGCCTGAGAACCTAGCATCGGTAGGAGCCTTGGCCGAGAACGGTCCATAGGTAGACTCAGCCGATGTCGGGTACAGCCTTGCCGTGAAGGAGATGGCAACCTCGCCCAGTGTCTGCTCGTCGGGGATAACCGACCTGACGGACATGATGTTCTCGCCTGTGCCGATCTCAATGGGTCCTGACTGGGCGTAGACAGAGCCGCCGTCATAGCCAAAGCCTACCTCATGCTCATAAATGTAGGAATCTGCGCTGACCATCAAGGGGTTGCTGAACACACCCCTGTCAGTGCCAGCCGTGCGGGACATGGTTCCAATAGCCCAGTGACCCTCACGGTAGTTGTAGGTTACATAGGAATCATTCTCATTTGATGCACTTGATGGGTAGAACCATGTGATCTCGCCAAACGAAGAGTTGTGTACGGCGTAGACCTTTGAGGCTTGGTTGTAGTTGATGTTGTTGAAGACGTAGTCGGACACTTCGCAGTTCATTGGCTTGACGTAGCCGTCGTACTGCCAGAACCCTGACTTGGACATCCACATTGCGGAGGTGTCAATGGCCGCTATTGCCTGCGAAGAGATCACCCCGCAGCCCGAGCCGGCCTTCTCAAACGAGTACACGAATGGCAGACCGATGTAGGTGGCTGTATGAACGTCAACGTCTGTAAACAATAAGTTTACACCTCGGACTCGTTTACCTGCCTTCAGTGATCCAACTGTGGCTAGTTCAAAGTCTCCAGCCTGATTATTTGACGCGGCAGTCCATACTGTGTTGTTCTCTTGGTCACACCAAGACACTAGACGGTTATTTCCACCGGCTCCCAACGCGAAGATGATTCGCTCAGAAGTCACCAACAGGGCAGCGCAGCCCGTCGGTGCGTTGGTGATTACAGCCGCCTTTGTTGGGGTAGTAAAGCCCAACTGCCACTCGTAGAGTTTGCCGTCCGTGTCGCTACACGCCACAAGGTACTCGCCAAAGGTGTCAAGGCTCCACGTCGTGGCAGGGGCCACCGTCCCAATATCAGGACGCGCAACGCCATAAGAGAACGATCCGTAGGTGTTATAGCCGTAGCCCGTTCCGCTGACTGCGTCTGCTCGGCCCGAAGTGAAACCCGTTGGGGTAATGTCCTTGACAACGGAGTTCTCGTCCATCGCAAAGAGTTTTGAATGAGTGCCTGCGGCAACAAAACGTCCACCGCTGTTGCCTCTCCATGCTATCAATCCACGGCATTTACCCGTGAGTTGCGTCTCCGACTTCTTACGCCACCCGCCAATGGGTCGCAGAGTGTTCTCGTACCAGCGCACGAGGTTTGAGTCGTACCAGCGTCCCGCAGCCTGGTACTCAGTACCATTACGGTAAACGCCTGGGGGGATTTTGAGTGGTATGAGTGCCATGACGAGATTATGCTGTTTCTGTGGACAAATTGGAGACAAACGACATGGTGGCGATCACCGAAGGGATTGCCGGTCTAGTCGGGGAGGTTCCAGCCGCAAAGGTTTCAATGGTCACCGCAACGTCGCTTGTCCTCCAAACGATCTGCACATAGTCATTAGCGACTAGGCTCACAAAGAAATTAAGGGCAACAATTCCATGAGATGGGTCGCCCGATGACTTCCTTGCCGAAATGCCAAACCTGCTGTTGGATTTGGCAATGTCCGTCCCATTTTTTCTGAACCAAAAGTCAACATCCTCAGAACTGTTTGTCGTGTTTTTAACTTGGATGCTGAATTGCAGGTTGTACACACCAGGCTGCGCCACGTTAAGCCTTGACGAGTTTGACAATGTCACCCCGTTGCTGAAGTCTGTAGTGTCAAAGGTTATGGGGTAGGCCGTGGTGGTGTTTGCCGCAGTCTGATTTGTACCGTCCTGAAACGCGCCATAGGGATTGTTGATGTACTTCCCTCCCCTTGGCCCGAACAGCGCAGCAATGATGCTTGTGACGCGTTGGAAGTAGTTTCCTAAGTTGGACAGGGTTTGGCTGAAGTATCTCTGCTCGTACTCAATACCAGGCGTACCCGTGTTGGGTACTGCCGGTGTCGTGATCTGACTGCTGTAGTTTGTGGCCATTATGTGAACTGTCTAGTGCCTGATTTGTCAATAATCAGTGCTTTGCCACGGGGTTCGGCTCCATCCACATTAGGGATGCTGATGTGCGTCCAACGGTCAAACTCACGGATGATCTGGTCATAAGGTAAACCCGCAGCAATGACTGCACGGACTACTTGGTCTGGAGTCATTCCTGGTACACGGAGGTCAGCCGCGCAGCCGTGACGGTGTTGGCTTGAATCTTTGCTACCTACTGCGTCATTGACCTGCTTGCATCGGAACGCGGAGTTAATCATCACGGGCTTACCCCCAAGGGTTTCTTTGACCTGTTCCAGCAGTTGCGCCAAGCGTTGTAGGTTGCTGATTTCCTCTTGGGTCGGGCTGTTATCAAACTCGCGGTGGTCTGTGACTGTTAACTCGGCGAGGGTAAAGTTAGGCGAAAGGTTCATTTGTTGCTCCGCATTTCCATGATCTTCTCAGCCGTTCTGCCACCAAAATATGCGAGAAACACGATCTGACCCCACGAGCCTAGCAGATTTACGTACGATTCTTGTGCGTTGTATCCAAAGGCTGACATCGCTGTAAACATAAAGTAAGCAATGAAGATGGCAATTAGTGCGATTGGTCGAATGTTCTTTGACAGCCATGAATCGGATGACATATCCGCAGTCCACCGTGCTGTGGTGTTTTCCTGCTCTGCCTTAAACATCTCAGTTTCATTTGCCATCTTTGCCAGTTCACCGCTTTGGGCAAGCGTGGCAAGTTCAAGTTGGGCTTTGGCTTTAGCCTCTGGGTCGGGGATCAGTTTGTCGATTAACTTACCGCCAACTGCTAACAGTCCTGTAATGTCAAACATCAGAATTTTCCTTTCATTGAAATCACACCCCAAGCCACCAGCATAAAGATGGCCGCAGCCACCAAGATACAAAGCCCCATTGTGATGGCTTCATCTATTTCTTTCTTTCGATTCTTTGCAGCAGTCGCATCAAGTATCTCTTGCGTTCTCCTGCGCTGCACAATTGCGTTGCGCTCTAAAAGAATCTGACTCCACAGTTGGCTGTGACCCTGATTGATAAAGTGCCACTTGAGTTCCTCTTCAGCCCGATTGAGTTCATGCAACTGCATGACGGTACTCATGGCCTGGCTGGTGTCTGAACTGTACTTTTTCTTCGGGTCCTTAACCGCCTCCTTTGCAACCTTGTCCTTTGCGTCGAAGAACTTCATCACGTCATTCGTGATGCCTTGGACGTCCTTGCCCATCTTGATGGCGGCTTGGATGCCTTTGATGGCTCCTTGGGCAACTGCGAAGGCCGTTATGGGATCGATCACTTTTTAGGCTCCAGCACCCACCGGCAGACTCTGCCGTCCTTATCTAAAAACTCATTGGCTCCATACTTTTCTTGCGGCAGCACGACGCGGCACACCAGCACGATTTTTGTATCCGTGTTGGGCCAAGGTATCTGTGCTGAAGCAATTGCATCTATCACTTGAATCCGTGGTTCTTTGCAAAGTCAAATAAAAGGTATCCCAGCCCCGCAAGGGCAGCCCACACCAAGCCGCCCAAGGTCTTCTCAATAATGGCCTGGCGTAACTTAATAGATTGCTCCTGCTTGTGAATGGCCAACTTAACCCAACGCACCTCATCGTCAGACAATTTGGACGATGCCTTGATCGCTGCCGTGATGTCAGCAATAAACTCAGCGCGTTCGGACTGATCCATGATTAGTTGCTTTCAGGCCATGCAGCCGATACAGCCATCAGAGCAGGTACATCGGCGGCAGCAGCAATAGCAGCCAGCAGCCTGTCGCACTCTGTAAGCACAGCGGCACGGTAGGTCACTGTTGCGGCAGGGATTGCCACATCACGCTCTGCCTTGCGAATAACCATCCAGTCGGTTGCTGACAGGAGTTGGTTTGCTGTGACCTTTGTCTGCGCTAGGTGGTTGCTTTTCAAACCCTTCTGTACATAAGGCTCACCACCTTCAGGGGTCACAGTGAGGTCTTCCAATTGCTTTGGATTGTCAACGCCCCAGTAGTAGCGGTCATCGTACCAAGGAGCATCAGCCACCTCGGTAATGCCAATGGCGGCTCGTTCCTCTTGGCTTGCAAGGCGCAGCCAGTTGGATGGATATTGCGTGTCGTTGTAGGTGAAAGGGCTGTCAATGCCCAATGGTGTTCCGTTTAGTAAAAACATGATGTTTCCTTATCGAGCGTTACTGTAAGCAAATGGATTTTCGGCTACGGCGTAGTAGATGTATGTTGCACCGCTGCCGTTTAAATATGTTTCTACGGTTCTTAATTTAAAACCGTTACTTAAAATGTCAAAGTTGTATGCGGGGTCAGTTGCCTCGGCGTTTGAAAGATTTGGAAATAACATCGAATTAGAAGCGTTATAGGTACTCCTTGAAGTATCTAAAATATGCCAATTACTTGTGCTGTCTGTGCGTTTGACCATAAGCCACCTAGGTCTAAACCCAAGGTACACAAAAGGCCCATTAGCACTCCCATTGCCTGTGTAACTACCAAAGGCTGAATACCCTGCTACTGGGGCGAAGCAGTAGGCAACTTGTGTTGCTCCGTTAGTATTGATGTTTCCTTGTGTACCTAGACTGAATACTGTAGAGGATGGAACTGTGCTATTCCAAACGGTTGCCAATGTTGATTTGGCATTAGTACCATTTAGATATAAAAACTCTGTACCGAGTAAAGTTGTATGCCACACCATCCAATCTTGTGCATTTGACCTACTTTTTACAATTACCATTTGAGGCGCAACACCAAGACCATGCCCAACAGTAGCGTTAGCCCCTGTACCTGTATAAGTCACCACGCTAAACCCTGCCGTGGTGTTAGCCGAAACTGACGAGGTTATTGAGCCAGCAGTGTTAGAGACAGCAGTGCCTCCTGCTTTCCATTGCCAAGCAACATAGGTTGCCGCTAAATTGTTGTAATCAGTATTTGTACCGACAGTAAATCCACCGCTACTAAATGCAGTTAGTCCTTGCACATCCGTTGTTTCTGCGGCTGTGCTATTTGAAACCAACCCTTTGGTAACGCCACGAACACTGTCAGTAAGTTTGTTGGAAGTTGCAGCGGAACGTGACTTAATCCACACCCAATCAGGTTGAAACGACACACCATTAACCGCATTGGAAATAGGATTGCTTAATAACGTACCCGTATAAGTCGTAGCCGCCATTGCCACTCGACCGTCAGGAATTGCGTATGTTGTTGGCATATATTTCTCCTTATAGGTTGAAAGTGTTGAGGGCTACATAGCCGCTTGGGGGTGTGTATTTAAAACCTTGTTGACCGAAGTTAAACGAAGCGTTGTGTCTTAATACGCTTGAATAGTCTTCAACTCCAGCATAAATAAAATAAGCATTGGCAGTCGTTGAAACTGCCTGAGTTGCCCATGCTGCGTTATTTTTTGTAATTGTTGCCGTTCTTGTTGATGAGTTATATGCAATTCCAATTACATCCCCATTTGACCCTGTTGCCAGTCCTGATTGCACAACTGAGCCATCAGAAACAATACGACCAAGATAAAGAGAAATTTCAAGCCCTAACCTTGATGATGTTTGATACCCCGAAGGAGTAATCATTAAATCAGAAGTTACTGCCGTAAGTGTTGCTTCCCAATACCATGACCCACTGACATTTATTGGTATTGTAGAAACGCAACCCGCAATAGTTCCTCCACCATATGCAGCAGTTAAGTTTCCATTTGTAATAGTGCTAGTTGTAAATCCAGCAATAGGACTAGGAACTCCACCAATAGGGCTTAACACGCAGTAGTTAGCCGCAGTCGCACTGGTCAGCGTAGGCACATCGGTCATGCTGTCGTAGGTTGAACCCGCAGTGACGCTAATGTTGTTGGTTGTCCAGTTGTTGCTGTTACCGCTAAAGTCATAACCAAGCGTAGTCGTGCTTGCGTTGTTAGTGAACGGCAGGTAGAAGCCATTGTTGCCGTATGTGCCAGCGTACTTCTTAGGTAGCCATTGGTTGTAGATGCTGAATGCACCAAACGATGAGGGAGTTAGGGCTTGTCCGTCAATAAAGTTAAATTCAGTTATGTATCCGTCTAAATATCTAGGTGCGCCGGGTTGAGCGCCTATTCGATAAGATACTCCTGATGTATTCCAAGATGTAGCATTCAGTGCAATTGTTGCGGAATTTAAAGTTTGCTGCACACCATTAATATAAATTAGTTGCCGCAAATTTGCAGTAGCATTTGCAGAATCATAGACCCAAACAATATGATACCAAGCAGCGGGGTCACGAAATACTGCAACAGTTGGATCTGAGTTTGCTACATTCCCACAAATCAAAGTATTTGCTGTTGAAAAATATAACGCTGGAAGTGTTGCACTATCACTCAAAATAAAAGAAGTATCTATATTTGACAGCGTTCCTCTTTTTAACCAAAATGATACTGTGTATTTAAGTTGGTTTGTTGGAGTCCCAAACGTACGATTCAAATAAGCAGATGCACTAGACCGAAACCGTAGGCTGCGGGTGAGGTTGTACCCGCCATTAGGACGGGTCAGCAGTTCATTCTTTGCTGCAAACATTATGCAAACGCCTGTGCGTAAGTGCCATACCAGTTAGTACCGTCAGCAACAAAGGTCAGAATGTCTCGCCCTGTGGTTGCGGTAGTTGTTAAGGTCGGCGCAGTGCCACCGGGCCACTTAACCGATGTAAACACACCTGTGCGTGAGCCTGTTGCGTCTTGTGTGGCAATCAGGATAAACGATTTACCTGCTGTTGCAGTGGGCATGGTGAAGGTGCAGTTTCCTGTCATTGTTACCGTTTGCACTGTGCCGCTGGTCAGAACAAGGGTTTGCGAAGTGCCTGAGTTCCCAATGGCGACCACCGATTCAACATAGTTTGTGACCGTTGGATTGGTCAGGGTCTTGTTGGTAAGGGTTTCTGTGCTGGATGGGCTTACGTAGTCAGTACCCGCAGTGGCCGCAGTGAACGCACCAGTTCCGTTACCTTTAAGCACTCCGGTCAATGTCGCAGCACCTGTACCGCCCTTGGCAACCTTCAGGACTGGGCCGGCATCAAACAACGCGTCGATGGAGTCCAAGTCAGTATTGATCTTGGTTCCCCATGTGTCGGTACTAGCCCCAACTTCGGGCTTGGTAAGTAATAGGTTCGTCGTCGTGGAATCTGCCATAGTAAATCTCCGTTAAATTCCGTGATTAGGGTGAAAGTTTAATTGCAATTCTGCTGATTTGCGTTTACATACAGCCTCAAAAAAATCATCAAAATACCCTAAGAATTTTCCGCAAGCCCTGACTTCCCATTTGTCATATCGCTTGCCTAATCTTTTAGTCCATGAAACCCCAACAACTCCAGATTTGTTGTCAATTGGTTTTGAAATGTTTTTACCGTTTCCCGATCTGTCGGTCGCCCGAAGGTTGGAAAGCCTATTGTCAGTGCGAACATGGTTTTGGTGATCTATCTCTTTTGGGTAAAAACCATAAACATACAGCCAAACAAGTCTGTGTGCGCTATGTCTAATTCCGTCTATACCAATGATCCAATAACCATGCCCATCTTCTCCACCAGCGATTCTTCCTTTTACCGCTTTAGTCCTGTTAATTGCCCATGTAAAAACGCCAGTTTCAAAATCATAGCGCAACACTTCTTGTAAGCGTTGTTGCGTTAATGATTCTGTTTTAGCCATATTTCACCTCTTATGCGGCCTCTTGCCACGTTGTCGAATTATCTGCAACTACAGTCCAAGTCTCTGACGTATCAGAAATGGGTGACCAAGTCTCTGACGTATCAGGAACTGCACCCCATCCGAATCCAATCATCGTCCCTACTGATAAATCAGTTTGTACGCCAATTATCGCAACAGAAACGACGCTTGTGGCAGTGCCTGCGGAGCCAGTCCCCTCAACTCCAGTAATGTCCTGGAACGAGATGACCTCGGCACTTACCGTCCCAACACCGCCCGTGGCGTTGTTGCCTGTAATAATTGGAGATACAAAGAGGGATTGAACGGAGCCTGTGGCTGAGTTGCCTGTGATGGCAATAGACACAGACAGGCTGATCGTGCCGACATTGCCGGTGGCAATCGTCCCGTCCTCTTGGATTGATCGGCTGGCCAGCAACGTGCCAATGGCAGATGTGGACGAGTTGCCGCTGATGACAACATTACCTATGCCAAATACGCCCCTGCCGTAGTAGCCTGTGCCGTAAGCAGCCATGCCGCTGCTCCCGTGTTAAGCCAGCCGAATCAGGCCGGTGCTTGCGTCATTGACGGGCATTGTCAGAGTGAACGTGCCAGCGGTGACGGTCTGCGATCCGAAGGTGTGAACACTCACCGCCTTGTTGGACTGAGTGGAGTTGTAGATCAGGACCGCGTCAAAGGACGTGGACAGGGTTACGGCAGAGTAGGAGATGCTTGCGCTTGGAGTGACAAAAGCTGTTGTCCCGCTTGTGCTTGGTGCAGTACCAAACGTCACGGTAACGCCGCCAGCCGTGTACCCAGTCCCTGTCACCTCGTTAGTGGAGGAGTAGGCTGTGGTTGTTGCATCGACTGTGGCAGTTGCCAGGTACAGGGCTGCCTTGAACGTGTCAGCAGTTGTGGCCGCACGGATAACGCCTGTACCAAAATTGTGATGGCCGACCAATAGTTCGCCCTTGAACGAGGTACACATTGCCTGAGTATTTGCCATGATTATCCTAAAGGTTGAGAAACGGCTAGTGTTGCAACGTTGCGTTTCAAAGTCATATCAACGGAACGATGAACAAGTTCATTGTTCTGCCAGTACTCGACCCACCGAGTTGTCTCGTTCTCGGTATCAATTATCCCTTCTTTTTTCTCAAGTAGGGAGTCATCCATTTCGCCTTTGGTCGTTGTGATTAGCATTTTTACCCCAGTGTTCTTGCTCGTGCGGTCAGAGAGCCGCCCGATGTTGTGCTTCGATCATCTGCGAGTTGCAGTTGCTCAAGTCCAGCCAAGTACAAGGCAGACCAAACAGAGATTCTTGCGTCGTCCTGTAGGTAAGGCGCGGCCTGCAAGAGTGCGCCGTACAGGTAGATGTCGGGGGATGAGGTCAGCAGGAAGTTTGTTGCGACAGTACTTGATAACTTAGTTAACTTTGCGTAGTAGGTAAGTTCGCCTGTGTACGCTGTGTCAGGGGCTGGGACAACGCGAATCTGACTCCCAACGATGCTGAAGTAGGTCGGTTTTCCTGCTGCGTTTGTGCGTGATGCCAACACATCCAACGAGTCCATTGTCTCAAACTGCATCGGAGTCACTGGGTTTGTATTTAACTTGAAAGCCCGTGTCTCAAGGAAGTTGTCAGGGACCGCGCTGTACTCGCTGTTGATGAACGCATCGGCACGGACAATCATCTGACGTGTACGCAGGTTGCGTTCGATCTGAGCCTCGGCCAGAGAGATGAAGTCAGGAATTGCAGCCGTCAGGTCGGCACGGACAAGCCAGTCCGCTAATGATGCCTTGAGTTCGGTGTATGTCGTTAGAGCCATTAGGTAGCCTTTTCCTTTTCCTCAAGGTCACGCATGACCCATGTGTGGTCGTGCTTGAATTCAAACGTCCCAATGTGTCCAATTTCTTTAGATACATCGTGGTCAATCCATATCTTAAACCCTGCGGCCTGCGCCTTGCGGCAGAAGAAAATATCCTCGCCAATGTAGCCACGTTTGTCGGTGCGCCAGGGAGTCTCAAACCAAGGCTCTGTCAACGCCTCAAAGACGTTGCGCTTGATAAGCATCACGCCCATCCCGATGCTGCCAACTTCCTCAACGCCTGTAGATTCGGGCATTGTGTAGACCAAATCGCGCTCTCCGTTAGGCCCGTAATTCTGAGCCGTTGGCCCTGTGGGCATCCTGCGACGTGCGCAGTTGGTTGCCACGATGTCAAGGTCGTGCTTTAGCAGCCTCTCAATCATGTCCTGTGGGAATGTCATGTCCGAGTCAACAAACAGGACGTGGGTGCAGTTCTCTCGCATCGCGTCAAGGCAAAGGTCTGCTCGTTGGTTTTGGATCAACGTACCCTGCATGATCTTCAGAGCAATTGCGTCTGTGGTGTTCAGCGTGTGGTACGTGACCATGTTGACCATGCAATAGGTGTAATTTGCGTGGACCATGTCACGCGCTGGGGTGCAGACTGCAATGTAATTCATACTTGTCCTGGGCGAGTTCTAAAGTAACGGTTTT